TGTTTGATACTCAAAAGAAAACAAGCTAACTAAAGATTTTTACTCAAATAAATTGTTAGACAAGAATAATATTTTTAACACATATAACACCAATGACAATGAGATTCAAGGTAGAAAATTAGTTTTTTCATCTCCGTACTTAAATGATACAGTCCAACGTAGCAATTGGCTAGAGACTAATATCTTTGGTAGTTTATCTAAGAACATGTTTAAGATAGAAATTGATATTCAAGGCGCAACAAACAACATTGGTGCAGGGCATGTTGTGAATTTTATAGCACCAAGTGGACTAGAGAAAAAAATGCTTCCAGGTAAATCTAATCCTTTATCCGATGAGTATCACTCTGGCAAATATTTTGTGTTTGGCGTTAAACATAATATCACATTAACAAATTATATTAAAAAGCTAGAATTGTCTAGGGGTTCAATTCCTATGGATTTCAATAAAAACGACTTGACACAAAAAGATTTGTCAGAGTTACAATACCTATAAGAGAGTTACTTTAAATGACTTTAAAACTTAAATTTTCAGAGTACGTAGATTTAAAAGACTACAAAGCGACTCAACTTGTAGAGAAACAAATTCTTTACAACAATGGCGCAAAGTATGGACAGATTGTGTTTCTCGCTGGTGGCGCTGGCTCTGGTAAAGGTTTTGCTGTTCAACATTTTATGCAAGGGTCTGAGTTTAAGATACGTGACGTTGATGAATTAAAGATTGCATTTCAAAAGTTAGATGCGCTTGGTAAATTCACAACTCAGGACTTGCTCGACAAATATGGTGACAAGATTTCTGAGAAAGATAAAGAACTTATTCAAAGAGAATTGACTGACAAGAATTTAAAGATGGGTGAATTGAATCTTAAGACTCCAACTCATGTTTACATTCTACACGTTCTCATTCGTGCGACTGACGTAAAGAACAAGACGTTAGACTTGATGCTTGCTGGCGCTGAAAAAGGGCAATTGCCAAATCTTATTTTTGACAGTACATTCAAAGAAGTTGAAGACATGACAGATGTTCTGCCAAAACTATTTGCCGCTGGATATGAGCCAAAGAACATTCACGTATCGTGGGTTTTGACTAACTATCAGATTGCAATCAAGAATAACAAATCAAGAGCAAGAGTTGTGCCAGAAGACATTCTGCTTGCGACTCATGCGGGTGCGGCACAGACTGTATATAACTTAGTGACAACTGCTATGCCACCTTCAGTACAAGGCGGTATTTACGTCATTCTAAATAATCCAGAGAATACAATCTTTATTGTTGACCCAAAAACAAATAAAGCATACAAAGACAAGAAAGGCAATCCTGTCATTAAAGACTTTAAGTATTTGACTCTTAAAGAACCAGGAAAGCCTGCAAAGAAAGAACTTGATGTGAAAAAACAATTACTCACTTGGATTAAAGACAATGTTCCTCCAGGCGCAGTAGACACATCAGAATTAGACAAACTATGAAAAATTTTATTGGGCATGACGGCTTTATTTGGTGGATTGGAATTGTTGAGGATATCAACGATCCACTCACACTCGGTAGATGTAAAGTCAGATGCTTTGGTTATCATCCAGCAAAGAAAACAAATTTAGTTCCGACTGAAGATTTGCCTTGGGCGTTAGCTATTCACCCTTTGAATACACCGAATCTGTATGGTGCACCGAAACTGGGTGATTGGGTCTTTGGGTTTTTTCTAGATGCGTTATCTGCACAAGAGCCTGCAATTCTAGGCTATCTTCCTGCAATACCAGAAGAAGCGTTAGAATACTTTGGCACAGAATCAAGCACAATAAGAAACTTTGCGACTGTTACGAATAGAAGCGATATTGTATGGCAAACAGCAAACAGCAACATCACGATTGAAACAGACAAAAACTTGGTGCTAAACGCAAAAAATTCTACAATAAATTCGAATGCGGATTTAATTTTAACTGGAAATAATGTCACAATCAGTTCAAACACAGATTTAACCTTACGAGACAGTCTTTACGATACAACCCTCACAGAATTAATTCTTAGAATAGAAGCACTCGAAGAAAAGAACATACTGCAAGACGCCGAAATTGCTGTTGCAAAGACTCTTCCTGCACTTGAGGCTTAATATATCTAAAATCACAGTCTACACAGTAATATAACACACTGTCAAGCAAATGTCAATACTTTATAAGGAAATAATAATGACGAATCACGAAAACTTAGTAAATTTATTTGAATCATATCTCGCAGAGAATGACAAATTTGAGAACAAAAAGAACAAATCAGCAGGAACAAGAGCCAGAAAAGCGTTGGCTGAGTTCACAAAAGTCGCAAAAGAACGAAGAAAAGAAATTCAGGACTCCAAAACGGCAGAACAAACAACATAAATAAAAGAAAAAAATGGCAGAAATCGCATTCTACAAAGACTTATCTCTAGACTTCACTCCCCATCCGGTGAGTGGAGACATTCGACCGATCATAAATGAAACGGCAATCAAAAGATCGTTGATGAATTTGATTAGAACAAAGAAGGGCACACGACCCTTTAATCCTCAGTATGGATGCGATATCGGCGATTACTTGTTTAGCTACGAACCAGGATTTACTGAATACAATCTGCGAAAAGAAATAATTGAAGCAATCGGCAAAAATGAACCTAGAGTTTCTGTCAGTGAAGTTGATATCACATTTGAAGAAAATGCAATCGAATTAAACATATCTTATATTATAAAAAACATCAATAGAGCCGGTTCTATATCAACATCGTTAACGAGGGCGGCATAAAATGGCCATAGACAATAATTTAAGAGTAGATGAACTCAACTTTGAAGGTATTAAAACTAACTTCAAAAGATACTTGCAAGCACAGGATCAATTCAGAGATTACAACTTTGATGGTGCTGGTATTTCGGTTCTTCTGGATATGTTGGCATACAACACCTACTACAATTCGTTCTATCTAAACATGGTAGCGTCTGAGGCGTTTCTCTCAACAGCACAAAAAAGAAATTCAGTTGTTAACTTAGCAAATTCGTTGAATTATGTTCCTCGTTCAACATCTTCAGCATCTATCACAGGTACACTGGCACTCACAGTTGCTAATGCGCCATCTAGCATTACTATTCCAGAGTTCACAGAATTCAATGGCTCAATTGACGGAGTTGCGTATAAATTCTTAAACGTCAATTCAAAAACAATCTTCTCAAACGCTGGTGTGTTTTCTGATACTATCACACTCAAAGAAGGCACACTTATCACAACACGATATACTGTTGTGACTGCCGATGCGGATCAAAGATTTTTGATTCCAAACTCAAGAGTAGACACCACAACATTAAATGTAACAGTCTTAAACTCTGCTGTAGACAGTACAACAAGAACATTTACGCCATCAGAAAATTTGGTTGAAATTGACTCAACATCATTGGTGTACTTCTTACAAGAAGCTGAAGATGGACTGTACGAATTGAAGTTTGGTGATGGTGTCTTTGGCACAGCATTAAGCAACGGAAACATTCTAGTCATTCGATACCTAGTGTCTAATGGCGCACTTGCAAATGACATTAACGCACTGACATATTCAGACACAATTACAAACGTTACGGCTGCAACTTTTACTGCATCTAGTCCAGCATCTGGTGGTTCAGCTAGAGAATCCGTAGCACAAATTAAATTCAATGCTCCAAAATCATATGAAGCACAAAATCGTGCAGTTACTGCCGAAGACTACAGATCATTGTTGTTAGCGCAACCAACTGTAGACTCAGTTGTTGTATGGGGTGGTGAAGACAATGATCCGCCTACATACGGAAAAGTATTCATTGCAATCAAACCGACAACAGGTTCTGTATTGACTGCAACGGAAAAACAAAACTTAATTACTTCGGTAATTAATCCTAAGAAAATTCTAACAGTACAAACTGAGATTGTTGACCCAGAGTTTCTATACGTTACTATATCAAGTGTGGTAAACTATGATGCAAAGAAAACATCACTTTCGGCAGATACAATCTCGGGTTTAATTACAGACACCATAAAAAATTATAACGATACAGAAATTGATACGTTTGGCACTTATTTTAGATATTCTAAACTATCGAGATTGATTGATGTTGCAGAACGTTCTATTTTAAGTAACGTGTTAACAGCACAAATGAGAAAAGAACTTGACGTTCAATTGGGCGTTGGTACACGATATGAAATCAATTTCTCTAATGCAATCGACAATGCAACAAACAATAGACCATCAACACAACCAAGTGGTGTAGGTAATAAAATAACATCAAACGCATTCACATTTGGTGGTTTTTCAAACTGTTTTCTAGAAGACAACAACGGTATAATTCGTATCTATAGAGTTTTGGGTATCGAAAACATTCCTGTTTCTGTTAACGCAGGAAATATTAATTATGAAACAGGTAAAGTTATTCTAACAAACTTTGCACCAACTGCATTCAATGATGGTGGTACAACATTAAAGATAACTGCATTTCCACAAAACAAAGACATACTTCCATTAAGAGGTCAAATCATTTCTATTCGAGATGAAGACATTTCAGTTAGTGTGGTTGATGATAACTCAATTAGCTTAGTCAATAGATATACCGCATAAAAATGTCAGAATCTAAATTCAAGCCATCATTTGGCATAGACACAATACTTTCGGGCGACATGGCTGTCGAGTCCGAAAAGTTTTTGTTGTTTATGAAAGCATACTATGAATGGATGCAAACTACCAAAATAGAAATAATAAGCACAGTCGGAACATTCGTTCGTGGCGAAACTATTATTTCTGCTGGTGGCGCAACAGCAATTGTTAAAGAAGTTGTTGCTGGTGAATTGATTGTACAAGTTGATACCAGAACACCATTCAATTTATTGGAAACTGTAACTGGACAAACATCTGGAGCAACCGCAACTGTAACTGTTGTTCGAGATAACGTTATACGTAAGACAGGAAAAATATTAGACTATCGTAATATTGAAACATCCATTGAT